CGTTAGTCCTTCCTCTTCCATCTCTGCTGTCATATTGTCGGATCTCTGTTCTGCCACATTCTTTCTCCTTTCACCACAAACGCCGCCTTCCCAGGCGGCAATCAGTTTACAGTCCTCAGTTTACAAAAGCGGAGCGGAAACCGAGGTAGCCGTCGGCGCTAGTCCGAGGGCTGACCAGGTGCACGTTGAACACGCCAGCACGGGAAGTGTAGTTCCAGCTGCCCCCGCAGCGCGGCAAACGCTCTCCGGAAGTATTTACTCCATGGTAATCTCCACCGTAATCTCCGTTTGGCTCATCCGGATACAGGAGGAGAGCTTTTGCCAACTCCGGAGCTGCTGTAAGTCCTTCGCCAAGTGTCATATTGTTATATGGCAGCCAGTTTCCTGTGTCTTTCGGCGTGATAGTTCCTTTGGTAAGCTGAATCTTTCCAGAAACAACATCCCATTTCAAAGTACCAGCAGTGCCAGGAGCCACCAGCGAACCGTCAGCTGCGATTGCTTTCCATTCTGTAGAGCCAGCCGCCATACTGGTTGTCAAAATCATGCTGTTCGCATACGGAATAATCTGGATTTCGCCATCAACAAGTCTCATGCCAGCGCACCACTCCCATACATTTCCATTCAGATCGAAGATTCCGTCCGGCATCCAGTTGTGGCTCCATGTATCAGGACCAGAACCGGTTGCTACACGAGCGATCTTATTACTATCGTAGTAAGTCGGTGTTCCTTTCTCGTGTGGGTATCCGTGATCGCTGCCGTAGTTATTGTTACCTCTTGGCATAGTGCCGTTCTTTCTACACCACAGAGCGATAGCGCTCCATAAGGAATACGGCATCAGGCCCCATCCAGTTCCTTTGTTTCTGCAGTAGTTGACGGACTGGTCGAAGTTCACGCCGGTCTTCGGGTCCTTAAACGGAAGTGAATATGCTCTGTCATTCATTACAATGTTCTGGAATTTGGAGACATACACAACATCTTTTTCCGCACCACCTACGGAAAATGCCGGATGGATGTTCTCACTTCCTCCGGCAATTACATCTGAGATTTTGAATTTTGGAAACGCAACCATGATGGACGGCATCCCACGATCATCCAGTAAAACTGTGTTCTTTCCTCCGGACAGTGCCTCGACTGCCAGCTTCATATCATCAAAATTTGCCATGATTTAGACCTCTCTTTCCCATAATCTCAGTTCGCAACGATCCATAGAAAAAGGAACCGGCTTCAACTCTTTGATAGTAGGCTGTTCGGTTCCCTCTTCATTCTCTGGATCATAGTTCGGATTTTCTTTTTCTACTTCTGTATATTCCCTTGCAGGAATAATGATCTGTGCAACATACTTGTCGCCTGCATCGGCTCCCATCACCAGTCCACCGGTGTAGTCTTCGCAAATATCGATCACAACCTCATAGTCACGCTCTTTCTTTGAGACATTGAACATCAGCTC